GATCTGTACTTTGTGAAAACACTTTTCCCAGAGCTGTGGGATGAATACCAGAGACTGTTTTAGGAGGAATTTCTGATGTCTTTGCCTTTTGTACCAGGCATTGCTGAGCGCATGGAAGAATTGGGCTATGACCAGCTGCTTCGGGCGTATGAGGATAAATACGGAAAGAAGTATCCGCCGTTCCGCATGGAGATACATAAGGAAGGCGGCCTCGCCTACATGGAAGAGCTGCGCGCGCAATTTCCCGGTGAAGATATCGACGCCCTGATCAAGCAGTACACAGATCCCCGGCCGTACAGCGTGATCCAGAAAGAGATTTTGGAAGAGTTTGAAAAGACACTTAAAAAGCCGCTTTAAACGGCGTGAAAACGGGCATAAAATGCCCATAAAAAGATAGCTGAAGGACCCCTTTTCGGGGGTCCTTTTGTTATGCCCCAATATATATATTGTATTTAAAAGGAAGGAGACTGACAACATGGCACTGGAATTTGCCAAAGAGCTTCTTGGCGACGCCTACACCGGGGAGCTGGAAGAAAAGCTGGAGGCGAAGATCAACGAGCTGTACGCTCCAAAGGCGGACCTGGACGCAGCTTCGGCGCGTGCCGACGGCCTGCAGGAGCAGCTGAACGCTGCAAACGAAGCCATCGGTAAGTTTGAAGGGCTGGACGCGGAGCAGGTAAAGGCGCGGATCGCGGACTACAAGCAGCGCGCGGAGGCGGCGGAAAAGGACCGGGACGAAAAGCTGGCGGCCGCTGCATTCGATGCGAAGATCGACAAGGCGCTGGCAGACGCAAAAGCGCACAACCCGAAGCTGGCGCGCGGCGCGCTGGACCTTGACGCTCTGCGCGCCAGCAAGAACCAGGACGCGGACATCGCGGCAGCCATCGCAGCCGTACAGAAAAGCGACGCATACCTGTTCGGCCCGGCGACAGCGGAACCCGCGCCTGCATTCGGCACCGGTACCTCTGCTGTGCCGGGCGCGGCGAAATATACCGCCGACGAGATCGCCATGCGCAAGGCTGCGGATCTGCCCGTGGACTGACCGTATCACACACACTACACAGAAAGGCAAGGTAAACCAATATGGCAAACAACATTGCACTGGCAAAAACCTTCGTCCCCATCCTGGACGAAATCTACAAGCTGGCATCGCTGACCAGCAAGCTGGACGGCGCTGCGGAGCTGGCACGGCAGGGCGCGAACGCCAATGAGCTGATCGTGCCCATGCTGAGCATGCAGGGGCTGGGCGACTACAGCCGCAACGACGGGTACGTCAAGGGCGACGTCACCATGACCAACGAGACCATAAAGTGCAACTACGACCGCGGCCGCAAGTTCTATGTGGACGCGCTGGACAATGAGGAGACCGCGAAGCTGGCCTTCAGCCGTCTGTCCGGCGAGTTCATCCGCACGAAGGTGGTGCCGGAGCTGGACGCTTTCCGCTTCGCATCCTACGCGGGCAAGAGCGGCATTTCCAAGGCCACCGCAGCCGATCTGCCGGACGGCGCTGCGGTGCTGGCGGCGCTGCGTGCAGCCATCACGAAGATGGACGAAGATGAGGTGCCCACGGAAAACCGCCACCTGTTCATCACGCCGACGCTGGACGGCATGATCGCAGACCTGGACACCACGAAGAGCCGTGAGATCCTGACGCGCTTTGCCACAAAGACGCTGGTGCCGCAGACCCGGTTCTATACGGCCATCGACATGCTGGATGGAAAAACCTCCGGCGAAGAGGCGGGCGGTTACAAGAAGGCCACGGGTGCGAAGAACATCAACTTCATGGTGTTCCACCCTTCGGCTCTGATCCAGTTCCAGAAGCACACGGTGCCCAAAATCAAAGGGCCGGAGGACGACCTGGACGGCGACCGCCACATGTTCGGATATCGGACGGTGGGCATCGCGGATGTGTATGCCAACAAGCTGGCGGGCATCTACCTGCACAGCGCAGCGGAAGCGGGGGCGTAAAATATGCGGACAGTAGGTTTGACTTTTCATGAGGAAACGCAGAGCACCCCGGCTGTCGAGGCCGGGGCTTCCCGGCCGGAGGCCGGGACGGCCGCACCGGAAGCGGGAGCACAAACCCCCGCCCCGGCACCGGAAAAAGCGCTGGAGGATATGACGGTGACGGAACTGCGCAGTTATGCGGCGGCGCACGGCATCGACGTGACGGGCGCAGCCAAGAAGCAGGACCTGCTGCTGGCCGTGCAGACGGCGGTAGAACCTTCTGCCGCACCGGCTGAGGCTGTACCCGGTGAGCAGCCGGAGACGGCCGCAGAGTAATACACGGGAGGGATACGCATGGTAGCGGACAAGGAGTTCTACTATTCCACATACCACGGAAAACTTTCGGAGGCGGACGTGGAGGGCTGCCTGGCCCGTGCGGAGTACATGCTGCACAGCCTGACGCTGGACCGCCTGCAGGACGGAGCCTGGGAACAGGACGAAACGCTGGCGAAATGCGTGCGCATGGCGCACTGCGCGCTGGCAGACGCCCAGCACGCCCAGGACACGGCCGTGCTGGCGGGCGGAAAAGTGACCAGCGAAAGCGGGGGAAAATGGAGCCGCAGCATCCAGCAGGATGACGAACAATCCGGCAGCTTCGAGCGCCGCTGCCTGCGTATCGCCGCCCAATATATCCCCATCCGCAGCGGGCTGCTGTACCGGGGGGTGAGCGGATGCTGACGCCGAACGCAAGCTGCACGTTGTATCTGCAGACGGGGCCGTACCGGTTCAGGCGCATCTTCTGCCCTTCTGTATTCTGGCAGGGGGACGCCGACGGCACATCCGTCATCATCCCGGAGGATCTTCCAGAGCAGTACAAGGGCGAAAAACGGGAGCATGATTTCATCGTCCGTGGCGAGCGCCTAGGCGAGGTAACGGACACGGAGAGTAAAAAAGCGCTGCTTGCGGACAAGCCCCTGACCATCAAAAGCCTTGTACACTGCGCATTCGGCGGCCTGCCCCATTGTGAGGTGACGACGGAATGAGCATACTGGAGCTTGACGTCAAGCTGCCGGAACTGGACGGTCTTGTGAAAGACCTGGGGCTTGAAGAAGGCGGACGCGCCCAGCAGCATCTTGTGAAAAATGTTGCGCGGCGCATCACCAAGTATGTGCCCAAGCGCACATACAGCAGCATCGAGAACGCCATCGCCCAGGGCCAGGAGCCGGCCAACGGCCGCATCGTCATTCGCGGCCCGCAGGTCAAGTACCTGTACTTCGGAAAAGTCATGGCCGGGCGCAAGCCGAAACACGTTACAAACAAAGATATCCGGTACACTACCACGTTCAACCGTCTTGCCGGTCCTTTCTGGCTTGAGCGCCTCATGGCTGCCGAAAAAGACCGGATCATTGAGGATGAACGCCGGAACATTTTAGGAGGCCCATAATGGCTGTTTTAAACGATATCCGCGCCCTGTTCGCACAGTGCCCCGTGCTGAAGGACCTGGAAGCGCGCACCGACCAGCTGGAGACGGACGCCGAGGGGTACGGGATCTTCCCGGCCGGATCTGCCATCATCGAACAGGATATGCGCGGAGCGGCCACCTGGCAATACAACTTCATCATTGCCGCCACCCGTATGACGGCTGATGACATCATGCGGCTGGATAACTGCAACTTCACAGAAGAGTTACAGGACTGGGTCCAGCAGCAAAACCGCAAGGGCGTCCCTCTTTCCGGGGACGGCCTTTCTTTTGTCTCAATTTCCGCCTCAAACGGAGCCTTTACAGACTGGGACGAAAATTTCCAATATGGTGTCTACAAAATTCAGGGCACCCTGATCTATGAAAAGGAGTGACGAAGCATGCCTGGAACATATATTACCCCCATGACATGGAACCGCCGCTGGTGGATCGACCTCAGCGCAAACGATTCGCCCCAATGGGCGGAGGTTTCCGTCGGCATCACATCCCGCGGCAACAGCATCAACGAACAAAGCCAGGAATACTACGACATGGCGGGCCGGGGCGTGGCCGAAAGCGAGATCACGGGCGTGAGCGTATCCCGTACCTTCACCGGTTTCCGCAGGTTTGGCGACGCTGCGCAGGACGCCATCATGGACCGCCTGTACGACCTCGACAACCGGAAAGTCAAGTTCATTGAGTGCTACGACAATTTGGGCAGCGGCAAGCCCAACGGCCGTCAGGGAGAGGGCGTGCTGTCCATCACGGACGATGGGTCCGGCGACGCCCAAAACCGCGAAAACATCAGCTTCGGCCTCAAGATCCTGGGCACTCCCCAAAAGGGAACTGTCACCATCGGTGAGGACGGCACGCCCACGTTTTCGCCGCAGGCCGCAGAGGCAAAGGCGGCGTCGAAATGAGCGCGGGGTTTGAGTTCGCCAAAAAGCACGAGATCACCATTTGCGGCCGCGCATACCCGTGCGATATCTCGGACAAACGGATGCTGGAAGGCGTTACGCGGGATTTTCCCCGCGTGCTTCAGGCCGCGCAGGCATTCTGTGCGATGGACGCCAAGCTGAAGCCCGGCGGACAGGACGGCCGGAGCGCTTCCACCATGGCACAGGAGGCGCTGGAAAAATTTTCGGACGCCGTAGCCATGTGCCGCGCTTTCATCGAGGGTACGCTGGGCGTTGAAGAATACCGGGAGATCTTCGGCGGCCGCCCGGAGAACATCAACGAACACATCAGCCTGTGCGCGTACATTTACGGCGAGGTCATGGGAGGACGCCGGGAGGTCGTGGAGCAGTTCCTGATCCCTGAGCTGAAGGAGGTGGTTGCGAATGTATCCGGCAATTCTGGAGCTGCCGGACCAGATCCTTGGCCGAAAGGTGCCGACGGACTGGGCCTGGTGGATGAAGTATGTGGGAACGGTGCTGGCGTCTGACCTGACGCCGGAGGAACAATTCGACGTCATCCTGCTCAATACATTCCGTGAAATACCGCAGAACGAAGCCGGGCACTTCCAGGGAGTGCTCGACTTCTATTTTTGCGGCGATCCGCCCCGCGGGGATGAACCGGCCCCGCCGGAACGGCTCCTGGACTGGAAAAAAGACGCGCTGCGCATCTGGGGGGATTTCCGCGTATACGCGGGCATCGACCTTTTCACAGCGCGTATGCACTGGTGGCAGTTCATGTCCATTTTCCGCAGCTTGCCGCCCGAGAGCCAGATCAAGAATGCGATCTATTACCGCAGCGTGGATATGCGCAGGATATCCGACCCAAAAGAGCGGGAGCGGTATGCGGACATCAAGCGCGCTGTGGCGCTGGACCCGGTAGATTATGAGGCCGAATACGACGCGGCCATGGCAAGGAGGGATATGTGTGCCGACAGCAGCTTCGGATGATGGCGTCGTCCTCGGCCTGAAGTTTGACATCAGCCGTGTGAAGCAGACGCTGGATCAGGTCAAAAACATGGTGCAGGGCATGGCCGCGGATTCCGCGAAAGCCGTGGCCAAAACAGATGACGTACTGGAAAAAGCGCGGAAAAATGCTGAAAAGTGGAAGATCGAACCGACCACAAATGGCATCGAGGCGGCGCAGAAAGAACTGGATATCCTCAACGCCACGATCGTGAACCAGCAGAATGAGCTTTCCAACTGTGAGCGGGAACACGAGCGCCTGGCCGATAAATACGGCGAGACCAGCAGCCAGGCTCTGAAGCTGGAAAAACGCATGCTGAGCCTTCAGGCCTCGATCGAGAAAAACACAAAAAAATCCGATGATTTCGGTGCGGCTTTGGCGGACGCACAGGACGTTATGGACGCTGCATCCGGTTCCGCTGAAGACCTTGAGAAAAACGCCAAAGGCGCGGGCAAGGGCATGGAGGACGGCGGCAAGGGCGCAAAGACATTCGATGTAGCCCTTGGCACGCTGGCCGGCAATGCGCTGAGCGCGGTGATCAGCAAGTGCGGCGAACTGATGGAGCAGACCAAGGAGCTGCGGCGCGACCTTTCTTTCCTGGAGCAAAATGCCAGGGACGCCGGCATGGGCATGGAACAGCTACACAACAAGGCCGGTGAGCTCTATGCCGTCACAGGCGACACCAATGAAGTGGTGGAGGCGCTTTCCAACATCCTTGCCACCGGCTTCAATGACGCGGACAAGGCGTATGAGGTCATTGACTTGCTGGCGGGCGCGGTCGTCAAGTTCCCGGAAACCATGAAAATTGAATCCCTGGCCGATTCCCTGCAGGAGACCATCGCCACCGGCGAGGCCACGGGCCAGTTTTCCGAGCTGCTGGGCCGCCTGGGCGTGGATGTGGATAAGTTCAACGAACGCCTGGGCCGGACACGATCCGAGGCCAGCCGCCAGAACCTTGCTTTGCAGACGCTGCGCAAGGAAGGGCTGGACGAACTGTGGGAAAGCTACAAGACCGGGAACTCCGATATGATCGAGGCCGAGAAGGCAAACTACAATCTGCAGCTGCGATATGTGGAGCTGGCGAAAAGCATCGAGCCCATCGAGACGAAAATTAAGACGACGTTCGCTCAGGTGCTGCTGGACCACGAAGACCAGATACTGGCCATCGTGGACGCGGCAGGCGACATCATCGGCGTAGGCGCGGACGTCATCGGGTTCCTGTCGGAGCTGAATCCGGCAGTGGTGCTCGTCAGCGGCGGGCTTGCGCTGATCGCCGTAAAGGCGACGGGCACGGCCCTGGGCATGCGTATCGTGGCCACGGGCACCGCTTCAGCCACGAAAGCGCTTGCCGCTGCGGGGCCAACAGCAGCCGCGGCCGGTTCCCAGTTCGTTATGCTGGCAGCGGACCTGCTGATGGTGGGCGCTGCGGTGTTTTTGGTGACATCCGGCATCGCCATGCTGATCAGTGCGATCCGCGGCGTGCCCATGATCAACACCGGTACGATACAGGTGCCCAGCATGGGCGAGCTGCAGGCGCAGATCGGCGGCGCGGGCTACGCCCGCGGCACTCGTTCCGCCACTCCCGGCTGGCGCTGGGTTGGCGAAAACGGGCCGGAGCTGATGCGCTTTGCGGGCGGCGAGGCGGTCTATACCGCCGAACAGTCCCGCGCCTTAATATCCGCGCAGGGCGGCGGTGCCACTTTCGTGGACAACAGCCAGAACATCTTCAAGGTGGATGACATTGAAACGTATGTGGCCATCAAACGCATGCTTGAAAACGAGAAAATGACCGTCCGCATGGGACTGGTGCGGCGGTAGAAAGAAGGCGTGGATACATGGGACAGTATACCGTATACTGCAACGGTTCGCAAAATCTGAAGAATCTGTCCGGCGGTGTGGGTGAGCTGCGCATCGACAACCTGGGTGCAGACAAGGCGGACTGGGGCTGGCTGTTTTTTGATAAGTCTCCGGTGCCTTCCGGCGAGGTCCTTGATTCCGCATCCGTACTTGCGGTGTACTGCCATGCGCCGTACCCCCTCAGCCTGATCCTTGGGCAAATTGCAGGCCCGAGCTGGAACGGCCCCGAAT